CGGCCAAACTGGGGACAACTTCTTCCCAAGAATATCCATCGATGGGGTAGACTTTACCGGAACAGTTTCTGGAATGCTTATGGTGCCTCCAAGTCCATTAGGGTTGATTTATTTGTTGCTGGAACTACTTAAGAATGAAGTTACAGATGCGGTCGAAAATGTAGATCAAGCCGGCACCGAGGCCGCAAATGAAACAGAATGTTGAGTTGAGGAATAGAAAATGAGTTCAGGACTATCAGTCGCACTTCCATTAACAATAGATAGTGTTTTTGGGGCTTACAATTTAAATACCACTTTTGAGCAGCTCGCCAAGCAGAATTTAAAGATGCTTATCTTGACAATTCCTGGCGAAAGAATAATGGATCCCAATTTTGGGGTGGGCCTAAGAAGGTATCTGTTTGAATTTAATGGCAGCGATACATATTCAGCCATCTCGTCCAGAATAAGCCAACAAGTTCAGAAGTATTTAAGCTATATAAGAATTGATGATATTAAGTATCAAATTCCGGAAGGGAACATTGATCTATATCCACACAATTTGTCTGTATCAATATTTTTTACCATTGTTCCACTTCAAATGAGCACGGCTTTGCAGATTGATGTTGATAACAACTAATTAATGAGATAACAAAATGGCCAAAAAATTACAACCTATTGATTACACCAGCCGCGACTTTGATTCTATTCGCAAAGATTTAGAGAATTACGCGAAAAGATATTACCCAAACACCTATAAAGATTTTAACGAGGCCTCTTTCGGCTCCTTGATGCTGGACACCGTTTCCTATATCGGAGACATTTTATCATTTTATCTTGACTACCAAACAAACGAGAGCTTTTTAGAGACTGCTATTGAGTATAACAACGTAGTAAGATTGGCCCGGCAAATGGGCTTCAAGATGAACACAAGCCCCTCATCCTATGGTTTGTTGACTTTCTACATTCAGGTGCCAAGCGATGCCTCGGTCGGCGGCCCCAATTTAAGTTATGCCCCGGTGTTGCGCGCCGGCTCGCTTTTCACATCAACTGGTGGGGGTATGTATACACTTTTAGAAGATGTTGATTTTGCGCAGACAACCAATCAAATTGTGGCGGGAACAG